ATTTGATTTATAAGAGCACCTAAAGAACGGAGAAAGCCTGCTAAGCCTCCTATGTGGTTACCGCTCCCGTTTATAAAATTTAGTACGGCAAAGTTTCTCAAAAATAAATTGAGACCATCTATGAAAATAACTCTATCGTGTTGCCCGGGTTTGGCAGAACTTTCCCCTTGCTCAATGTTATTGAGCATCTTTAAGTAATCTTTTTTAATCATTATTCAGGTTCTTTTTCGAAGTGTGAAATATCTTGTATTTCTTGGTCTTCAGATATAATATCAAAATCAGTACCTCCTAAAATCTGGGCCCACGCTTGAGAATGGTCAGTTTTATATTGTTTGATTTCTTTATCATCATCGTTAATAAACCCGTGTGGTGTCATAACAATTTTACCTCGTGTAGTAACTCCATTAATGTGGTTTTTATCAATCTGTAGGTTAGTGCGTTTAGCAAATTCTACCTGCTTACCATCTTTAATTGCTTTAATTTTAGAGGTACCTGCATTCATAATATTACCAAATGTTACTACAAATGTTGAATCAAACCACATAGCATATCCACCCTTGTTCATCAATTTGGGTTGACCCATAGGCGATTCTGCCTTTGCAGTCCAAACCTTATTGATACAAACTAAAGTATTAGTATAAGGGCTACTTTCTTTACGTGAAAGAGTAATACGTTGATTTACGTTGTTACCAAACTGTGTAGACATCGCACCCGCATTCCACTCATTATTGTTTTTATTAGACTTAATGGACATTTCGCAAGGTACTGAACCAATTGAATCCCATAAAAATAACAAATCATAAGGTAAATCACCTTTTTTCTGTTCGTCTAATAAATCTAAAATAAATGCGGCTACGTCTTCAATAGAATTAATAGTTTCTCTATCCACATAAATGAACTGACCACTATAATTTAGAATTTCACCAGTCTCTTCATCGACTTCAGTATCTAATTCTAATCCCATTTGTTGAGCATGTTCCCAACTCCATTTCATCTCAGTAATAATAAATACTGGAAGAATTTTACGTTTTTGAGCAGCTACTGCTGTTTCAATTAAAGCCGTTGTCTTACCTGTGTCCGAGTGTCCCCTTAATAGGACAATATGTCCTTGAGGAATCCCAGGAATTGAAGTTACGTCTTGGAATGCTTGTGAGAGAGGAATCCATTGTTGGTCTTTAAACTTAACATTTGAGTTAAGCATTTTCTTCTCTTTAAACTTTCCAAGATCGAAGTTTGACTTCAATTCCTGGGAGACTGCAGCTGTTAGTGATGCTTTCTTTCCTCTAGGCATTAGCTGAATAATTCGTCAAATTTATCAACTTTTGTCTCTTTAAGGGGGGCCTTTGCAGTGTAATTGTTTTGAGACCCCCCTTTATCAAAAGGGAGATCGCTAGAGCTTCCTTCGTTAGTAGTTTCTTCTTCAGGAGCTAGGAACGTTTGAAGATTACTCTTCATATCTTCAAATGAGTGACGCTTGAAGACTTCAGTTGGATTTGCTTGATCCTCTAACCATTTCTGGATTTGGTCAGGCTCGCCAAGTGGTGTTTGCTTCGTTTTAACACGAACCGAAGACTTGTTATAAGCGGTACCTGTAACATCAGGGCCTACAGTATCTACTGTAATGTCTCGTCCTTGATGGATGTCAGTATAATCACCAATATCTTCATCATCAGCTAATGAAAGGAATTCTAGGTAAGTATTCTTACCGAACTGCCAAAGCTTAACACCTTGGTCTTCCTCCCCCCGAACAACTACGGGAACGAAAACACGCATTTTGGGGTCAAGCTTCTTAGCCAAACGCCAGTTTTCCTTATCGCTTGTTGTACGAAGTTGTTTCGCAAACTCTACGATTGGGTCCTTTTCATCAAAATTAATTGGTGAAATCATTGTACGTTCTCCAATCCCATAATGGAAGTATACTTCCGTAAAAGGATTAGACTTATTAAATTTGTTGGGAACAATACGAACTGTTTGTTTACCAATACTTGGTTTCCAAAACAAGCTCTTGCTGTTGTTTCCGTCTCCTTTGTTTGTTTGCTGCAAGGAGTTCAGCTTACTGCGAATTGCATTTAAATCCATGTGTAACTAAAATTTTAAAAATGTAACTTATTGCGTAAATATACGAACGCTAACTCAAAATACCAAATTATAGTTCAATAATTTGATGAATTTTTGTCTTTAATTGATTTAACTCGTTGTGCTGGGTGAGTAAAATTGTATTGCGATAATGTTGCCAATTGACTTTATATCGTACATCTACTACTCCCCCATTTAACAGTTTTATTAGCTCATTTAGAGCATTTATTGTGTAAAGAGTATTGGACTCTTTTTTTCTATGTACTAAAATAGTGTTAGGTAAAATTGCTTCTATACTAGAAGGTTCTACGTTATAAGTACAGACATACTCGTCATTACTTTTTATATGGAGCACAAAAATTTTCTTATAGAGAATGTCATAGCTAGACTTCACCTCCACTAGCGTCTTCTCCAGCTCCTCTAATGTAGTAAAGGTGCAAAATAGCTTGTTATTCATGTATATAAATATTATACCCTCCCTAAAGAACCATAGGTGCTACCTGCGTCAACTTTTGTATTAAATTTAAATTCTTTGAACGTGTCCAAAATACACTCTATTGCCTCTTTCTCGGATTTATCCACATCTAAAAGAAATGAATCGTATGTGTAGTGAACTATACGGGTATTTTTATTCTTTAATATAGATATAATTTTCTCTAAAATAAGAACATTATAATACGTTTCCGTATTTTGAAGTATGTAATTAAACAGTTTCTCCTTCTTCATATCTGTTTTAAAGACGTATCCAGACTTACAGACAACTTCTTCTTTCCTACTTATATCATCTATATATTTTCCTACTCGCTTAAAGAATTCTAAGTCTTTGTAGTTATCAAATACTCCTCCGTACAGCTGTTTGAACGTTAGTTCTTTAGCTTTCTTATAATCTACTCCGTACATATCAGCAAACGCTTGGTGTATGTCCTCGTGTTCGAATTCATAATCTACTAATTGTGCCGCTAGTGTAGGGTGGTAAGCACTAATGTCGATCTCCATTAAGAAATCATTATCGGGAATAAACGCATCCCTACATCCTGTTTTTTTATCTAAAGCAGCATAATTGATTCCCCCAAATGAGTTTGAAGGTCTCGTAGTTGTCGTTTTTAGGTTAAACTGGGAGTAAGTCCAATCTCGTTCTACACCAAAATGTTCTTCAAAGAGTTTAGGATCAACTCTAATTCCTTCTGCTTCAATCCAATAGAATACATTTGTCGCCTTGTGGTTGTAAAACTCAAAGTGCGGTGGTTTATCCATAGCGAACACATGTTTAACAGCGTTGTATAGCGTTTCACAGCGTTCATAATGCTTTACTATCGGTATGATGCTACCTATGTTGGCTATGTGGGGGTATTTGTTATAGAAGAAATCGTGGCACGGGAACGAGTCGGGTATATCTGTAGGAGATATGAAATGTATGTCGCTAAGCTGCTTTAAAGGTACTATATGGAGAAATTCCTTTCTATCTCTTACAAATATTTCTTTAAATCCTCCTAATAATTCGTATACTTTAGATGAGTCACATGAAGTAGCTTCACTATGATTTATATTAAGAATAAAACCTTTTCTATGATTAATTTCTCTAATATAGAATCCTACTATACCCCTTAAAAAGGGGTGTTGATTGTCATTAGAGAAAAGGGGTTCAACGAATACTCGTTTAAATCCCTTTTCTTTAAATTCGTTTAGTTGTTTGTTATTTTCTATGAGCCAAAACACATCACAAGATACGATCGATTCCTTCAATTACCAAGTCAGGAGTAATAGTCTCTATTTTATACCAATCTTCCATTAAATTTATTTTTTGGAAGGGATACCAATTCCAATTTGAAACATCCATTCTATGGGTGCTAAAATATCCTGAAGGGGAGGTGTCATTGTATATTCGGGTGGTGTTTGATTTGAACTCACAATGATTTGGGTGGGTAAATGAAGAGATTAAAACTGTAGGGATGTTTAGAGCCCATGCTATCCAGGAAAGACCAGAACTAATACTAACATGGAATTCTGCCCCACTAATTATAGACATTACTTCATCTAGGGGTTTGTTGTGGAAGTGGTAATCACATTGAGGGGAACTATTCATAAAATTTTTAATTCCAAAATTTTTATGTTGGTCTACTGCTATTACTTTATATCCTTTGTTTTGTAGATGCTTTACAATTTGTTCCCAACCCCCAGGATAATTCCAATATTTGCATTGTGATGTAGATTGGATAGCAATAGTTACGTATTTTTCTTTTATGGGGGAAATATTGGGAGATTTAAATCTAGGTATAATTTCTTTATATTCTAGTCCTAAAATATCAGATGATGTTTTTTGAAGAGGTTGGGTTTTAATATTATGGGGGTGATAAGAAGTATTAATTTTATCATTTTCATAATACCACCCTATTCCATAAGAAGTATGTAAATCTCCTACAGGGGTGCCAGGGGATACAAATTCTATTTGGGGATATTTTGACTGGAACCAATCGTTATGGAATGTAGAGCAAGTGACTTTGCAGTTATGTTTTTTTCTAAATTCTTCTACATAAGGGAACCATGCAATGGTGTCACCTATAGATTTACTATCTAAGTGTATGTAAACTTTTTTATCAGCTAGATCGAAAATATGCTCATGAATTTTAGTATCGTTTTCCCAAATTTCTACTCTCCATTTTATAAAAGATTTATAATTGGGGGAAGTCCACATATTATTGGTAATAATACCCTCATGGATTAACTTATTATTAATATCATTATAAAATTTAATTTGGTAATCTTGATTTAGGGGGCCTAGAATTTCACACTTTGCTCCATCTGTAAAGTCAAGGAGAATTTCGTTTTTAAGCTTTTTAGTTTTAAAATCTTTTAAGGTATCTATGCCTATTTCTGCTACCTTATCCCAATTAAAATCTCGATGGATTAGTTTTGCTTCTTCTAAAGCCCGTTTTTTATGGTCTGTGTAGTTTTCAAAAGCGTCTCTCATTACACGTGCTAAGTCTTGGAAATCGGGTTCATAGTAATTACCTACTGAAGAATTAAAATGGTTATAATCAGCATCCATTACGGGTTTTTCTCCTAATATCTTTACAGGAAGACCCTTTCCTTCAGCAAATTCCATTTGACCACTACATGCTGAATAGATTGAAGGAGTACCACAAGCCATAGCCTCAATTAAGGGTAAATTCCATCCCTCACTTCTAGCACAGGATACAAATACATGACCATTTTTTAAATAAGTAATATAATCTTCTCTTGAGGGAAAATGTTTAATTTTTATTCTTTTATCAACAAGCCCATTGTGTTCTAAACGTTTTTCTGTAGTGCCGTGATTATCGCCTGAGAAGGGGTTATCAACTGATATAATTAAGTCTATAGGTTCGGATGGGTCAAATTCTTTAAGAAAAGTCTCTATAATTTCTTTAGTAGATTTTCTGTAGTCCCATCTCCCAAATAAAACAAATTTAAATCTTTTATCTTTGTAATCTAGTTTTTTAGAAAAAGNAGAAGGNTTAAAAGTATTAATATCTACCCCTTCAGGTACTACTTTAACCATATCAGGATCTGCTCCTTGTTTTATAGTACATTCAGCTTGCCATTTTGAGGGAACCCATATTTGATCATACTCCAATAACTTTTTAAAAAAATGAGGAGGTTGGAGGGTAGATTCCCAAACATTATAGGCAATTTTGGGTTTGTTATAAGAATTATAAAAGTAGTGATGGTCTGTTTCTACTAAAACTAAATCAATATCTTGCTCAAACTTATTTTTATAATTGGGGTATATGGGAAATTCATCTCGTGTGTTCTTTCCCGTAGTTAGGGTTTGTTCTACTAATAATTTTTTATCTAAATTATCAAGGTATAATTCACCGTTGTGGGGTTCATCATTATTTCCTTTCCAACTTTTTCCTACAGTAAAATTACGAATTTTTAAATCTACTTTTTCAGATAATTTTCTAAAAAAATCTCTAGAATGGTGATTATATCCGGTGGTTCCTATGTAAGAACAATGAACCTTTAATTTAGGTAATGACATAACAATTAATATAATTAATCTAATTTAGGAAAACAAATTATTATAGGAGAGTCTTAAATTTATAGTTCTACCCAATCGTTGGATGGGTTAAAGAATACTAGGTTTGTGCCTACTTTATATCCCATTATTCTAACTACATCACCCGCTGCCGTAGGGGCTGTTGTAGTTAATCTTCCTGTAGCTGTTGATAGATATACTACATCTCCTACTGACCCTCCAGGATCAGCAAATACATAGACAATGCCACGTATTACCATACCAGTATTAGAGTTGGTTGAGGTTGATACTCCCATAAATCCTTTAGAAGTTGATACGGCATCGGCATCTGAGAAAGTCCAAGCAGAACTACCAAGATAATAAACTCCTCCTGCTACAACTGTGTTACTATAAAAAGTAACTGTTTCAGCATTAAATCCCTTATCGCCTGCAGATGATGCAGGACCCGCTGAGGATGCTATTTCACCTACTTCTAAAACAGATCCATTACCTGAAATGGTACTTGTAACAGTAATATCTCCGACAACAGACATAGTTGAGCCATTAAATGTAAAATTAGATTCAGCATTTAGAGTACCATTACCTACTGCTGTTACTACTCTATTATTAGCATCATTTGCTATTGTAGGAGAAGTACCTGATGTACCTGAAGTACCTGAGGAACCGTCAGCACCGCTAGTTCTAGTTTTTACGTTACCACTACTATCTACTGTAAGGAATGTAGTTTCACTACCCACAGGAATAGAAGTAAATTGAGCATTTGATGCTGTTATAAATCCTCCAGCTTTAATATTATCGGATACTTCTAATTTTTCACTAGGTGAAGTAGTACCTATACCAAAATTACCTGTAGTATTGATATAACTATCCTTTGAGGCATAAGTTCTAAATACTATTTTTTCTGTATCATTATCAAAGATACGAAGTTCCCCAGCATTTGTATCAGGAGGTGCTTGTGTATCATTTCCAATTTTAATAATATTTTCATCCGCTTCATTTTTTATAAAAATTCGAGGATTTTGAAAACCCCCCATTTCTATACTAGAACTAACAGCTATTCCAATATTTTGGCTATCGTTAGCAAAAAGTCCGTGCCCTATTTCAATAGCTTTTAAATCCCTTTCAGGGAGGTTAGGTCCATCTACTTCCAATACTAAAGACCCATATTGAAATGATGATTGTTCTCCTAATACTCTAGAATATATAGCTCCGGTACTTCCGGATACTAATAATTTACTTCCACTAAGTGCAGTATCTTCTATAACAAATGCTAATCTACTAGATTCAGCTCCTTCAGTAACGGAGCCACTAGGTACTGATAATATAAAATCAGGGGCCTCTTTACTAGAACCTTGTCCTGTTTTAAGTTCAAAAGTAGAAGCAGGTTTATCAGTTCCTATGCCTATTCTCGCATCATCCCCTGATTTGGAAATAAAAAGGACTTCTTTAAGAACTTCATTAGTTTCTCCTACTAAAAATTTTATAGCCCTACTAGCTGTATCATAATTTATTTGGGCTGAGGCGCTTACAGGTTGTAGGGATCCTGAGATTGAAGCACTAGCGTCTGTATTAAAAAAATATATGTTGGGGACAGGGGTAAGTAATACTCCACTTCGAGGGTCGGGGGAGGATGAAGTAACACTACTTAAAGTAATTTGACCCCCTCCTATTACAAGATTAGGACCATGGTCATTCCCTCCTCCTCCGGTAGGTTCATGAGTATCGTCACCATCAGATCCTGAGGGGTAAATTGTAATGTCTTTATTGTAAATTATATAATTATTAGGGTATTCACTTTGAGGTAGAACTCCTAATAAGAATATAGGTTTTTCTGTTTCTTGGGGGGTTACAAACGTGTATGCTAAGGATCCTTGTTCTCTAAATCCTGAGGTAGCATTAATTCCAGTTAAACCGTTGTAATCTAAGGGTTGGTTTGATAAAAAGAGAGAGGTGTTAGTAGTAATAAACCCATTATCCGTTACTCCTTGGAGAGTATATTCGACATCTGCTACTCCACTACCGGCATCACTGACGTCACCATTTACAAAATTAAGTGTAGTTGTAGGGTTAACAGTAGCTGTAATAGGGGTAGTTTTGGTAATTAAAGTTCCTCCTCCTCCAATAGAACTTGTTAAGGCAAAACTACCACTTGAAGCGTCCCATATAACCGCTCTATCTACAGAGGGAAATTCGGTAGGATCTAGTTCTACTTTTACATTATAATTAGTTTTTGTAGCCATTGATTATAAATATAAATAGTTTAAGTAGCAGCAATTTTAATACAATATTCAGCTGTTAGGTATTTAACAGGTTCATAACTAGCAAGCAAGCTAGCAGTTAAAGCGGCATTTAAAGTAGTAGTTAAAGAAGCATCTAGAGAAGCAGTTAAAGAAGCATTAAGTTCTTCAACATTCCACAATGTAGAATCTATTGTAAGGGTAGGAAAGTTAGATCCTAAAAGGGGACCTCCAACTATACCTGTTAAAATGGATCCTGTTAAACTTGCATCTAGATTACAACTCATTATATTGGTCTGTACCCATCAGAAGTAAATATTGATTTCTTAGGTATGAAGGTCCCTACGGCTGCTACTAAACTTGTATCTTCATCACCCGTAGGACTAACTACTAATTCGGTATAATATGTTACGTTTTCTGTTAGGACTCCACCACTATTTACAAAATCCGCTTGGGTAAAAAATACTTGGATTTGAGTTCCTCCGTTGGGGATAACAACTTGGAAGGGTGAAGAAGGCATACCTGGTACCCATACACTTGTGCATTTCTCTAATACTGATACTCCTCCTTCAGTTAAAGAACACCCCCACCATGCATCCCAGTTAGTATCAAAGTTGGAAGTTAAATCTGTGAAAGTATATAGTAAAAGAAAAGTATCGTCTTCAAATTTTATAAAGTCTTGATTAAAAGATGCCATTTTTTATTTTTTATATTATATTAATAAATATTGTAATGATTAGGGTCTATATCCTTCAGCACTAAAAATTGAGGGTCTTACTTGTAAAGTACCTTGAGCTATTACTTGGGTAGGTACATTGTAGATAGCACTATAATTTAAGGTTTCACCTGCAATCAATTCCCAATAATAAGTTTCGCCTGTTTCTAAGGGGCCTCCACTAGCTTCGTAATCATCTTGGGTAAATTCTACAGTAACAAGAGCAGGACCCGTTCCATTATCTGTAGCAGTAAGGTATATGTTTCCTGTAGAGGGAGGTATTTCCGTTGGGAGATTATTGGATGTTAAAGTTATAATAGCATCTGTAGTACTTCCAAGAGCAGATGATGGTAGGGTTAAAGTGTCTCCATCTTCATATCCTACTCCTCCATCATTTATAAAAGCATAAGTGATCACACCCGCAGTTTGTTGAGTAGTAATTTTAGCCCCACCACCATCTTCTCCGGGTAGAGTGGGTATGGTGTATTGAAAAAGATTGATGGTTGCATCTGTTGTATTAGTAGTAATAGAACTTAATATGTTTCCTGTAAAGATCCCTCCATCCCAGTTACTATTTGCCTTTTCTAAAATAGAAACACCTCCAAAAGTGGTAGAACATCCCCACCAAACATTATCATCTGCTGCTAAGTTATATTGAATATTATATTGAATAGGAATTACAGGAAATTCTACATTAAAAAATTCATCTTCAAATGTTATGATTTGTTGATTAAATGTATTCATTTTTTAATTATTACAAATCGTTAAAAATTCTAAATGTTAATGAATGCTTGTAGAATAAGCTATAATCAAGAGTATTGTATACTTTAAATCTTAGAATGTTGTTTGTAACATCAACATCCTCTGCTTGAATGTATATTTGTTCCAAGTTTAGTCTGGATTTAGTGTATTCAGGAACTAAGTATGGGATCGTAAGGTTTAACACTACATCATCGGTGGATGTTGTTCCTCCTATATCGGCCCCATCAATTGTGATTGCTGTAGTTGTTGAATATCCACTTCCCCCATCTGTTACTATTATTGAAGTAGCAAGTCCTGTATTTCCTATTACAACTGTGGCTTGTGCTCCTGTTCCTCCTCCTGTAATACCAACAGGACCATAGGACCCTTGGGTCTTATTTCCGGGGTCTGTGGCTACTATACTTATTAATTGGGTTTGAGCAATTTCAGTAGTTACACTTTGTGAAACGAATGTTCCATCTACTTCAGTAATAGTAAAATCATATAGATAGTTTTTACTTAAAAATGCCCAAAGGGTACCTGTAAATTTCAATGTAGCACCTGCTCTGATGAAGGGGTCAGCAACGGTTCCTGTTCCGCTATTATTTCCTTTTAATATAACCATTCCATCAAATTCAACTACATCGAATGTGCCAAAGCTAAGCCCCGTATTAAAAATATCAGTTCCTGGGTTACCCACGGATCCTGCAGGTACACTATCTAATATAGACCAATTTTCTGTGATTGATGTACCTGAAGTACCTGATGAGCCTGATGTGCCTGATGAACCACTAGTACCTGAAGAACCTGATGTGCCTGAAGAACCAGATGTACCCGAAGCTCCCGTCATACCTGAAGAGCCTGAAGTACCTGAAGAACCTGAAGTGCCTGAGGAACCACTAATACCTGAAGTACCTGAAGAGCCTGAGGTACCTGATGAGCCACTAGTACCTGAAGAACCTGAAGTACCTGATGAACCTGATGTGCCTGAAGCACCTGTCATACCTGAGGAGCCAGAAGTGCCTGAAGAGCCTGAGGTGCCTGAGGAACCACTTGTACCTGATGAACCACTTATACCCGAAGTACCTGATGAACCACTTGTACCCGAAGAACCATCTATACCTGAAGTGCCTGATGAACCTGAAGTACCCGATGAACCATCTATACCTGAGGTACCCGATGAACCACTTGTACCTGAAGAACCGTCTATACCTGAAGTACCTGATGAACCACTTGTGCCTGAAGAACCATCTATACCTGATGTACCTGATGAACCTGAAGTACCTGAAGAACCGTCTATACCTGAAGTACCTGATGAACCACTTGTACCTGAAGAACCGTCTATGCCTGAAGTACCTGAAGAACCTGAAGTACCCGATGAACCGTCTGTGCCTGATGAACCTGATGAACCTGAAGTACCGTCTATACCTGAAGTACCTGATGAACCACTTGTACCTGAAGAACCATCTATACCTGAAGTGCCTGAAGAACCTGAAGTACCTGAAGAACCATCTATACCTGA